ACATAGCTGCGACTGCGGTTGCTGTTACATTCTGTAGTATGTTTGGGTCTAATCCTTGTGATGCTTCGCTTACGCCAGTTCTTTTAGCCTGTACAGTATCTAAATACTCAAGCATAGGGAATGATTGTCCAGCGCTGGATTGAACAGATAATGGTACTAACGCATTAGGGTTCTTAATTCTAATGACACCGCCTGCTGTGGATGTTAGTAAGTCATCAAGATTTACTTGACCTTCTACTGCGCCTACACGGTAGTTGTTAGTGAGGTATAAGTTGTCTAGCATCTGTCTAGTGATAGTCGACTTGATGAGTTGTATGTCCATTGTCCTGTCGGCTAATGATTCACCAAAGAACTTATGTGGGATAGGGAATGGGCAAACACTATGGAATGGAACGTAGTCACATTCTTCATGTGATAGCACTTGGTTGTCTGCATAACAAACTCTGTGAAGTGATGCTATACCTTCGTTATCCAAATCTGCCTTAACATAACACTCGTAATACTCTACCAACTCCTGACTTTCATCGCCAGAGTTATTAGTATTGAAAGGCTCTTCGCCTGCTTGGTATCTTGCTACTCTTTCTGGAGTAAAGTCTAACGTGTCGCCAATAGACAATCCTGCAACCGTTTCTTTGTCATAACCCATTGCGACTAAATCACTGCGAGTGACTAAACTTCTTTGTGCAACAAATGTAGCGTCTGCTATGGTAGTGGCACGTTTATCTATCAGGAACTCTTCTGGAGCAACTGACTCTATTTTAACTTTAGATGAATCGACAGTACGTTTACATTTAATGTTGTAGTAAGTATTAACAATAGGTGGTACTTCTACCATCAAAGGCATACCCATCTCATCAACCATAGGTTGTCCAGACATAGGGTCTAGGGGTGGCTGACCAGTGGATGGGTCTATAATAGGTTCTGGTTCTTGTTCTATGACTTCCTCTACTATTTCCTGCGATACTATTTCTACTTCATCGTCCTGCATAATGAGTGCAAGCTCATCTTCTGTTAGGTTGTTATACTTTTCTTTGGTAACGTCTTTCTTGTCATCCCAGTATGCTTTGAGTACGCCGACCTTTTGACAAAGGCCATCCCAGAACATATCGTGTAGTAAAGCGAATCCGTTATTGTCTTTATAGAATATGTGATTGACATACTGCGTTGCCTGTTCGGCTAACTCTGCATCACCATCGTTGACTGGTTCAAACACTACTGCGTTCTTTGATTGAGTGAATACTTTGATTAGTTGTGGTAAAGCTCCATCGACAGCCTCTGCTACTTCTGCAGTTACTATCTGGCTACGGCCTTCAACCTCATTACCATAAGGCTCTCTCATGTAATACTCAAGGCTTCTTTGGCGACCTAGTGATGTTTCGGTAGAGATAAATCCTAGAGAGTCATCAATGTATGAGCCAATAATATTAACAAGCTCCCTACTCTCATCTGAATTTACATCCATCTTCTTTTTGTCATATGCCATTTATACTATCCATTGTGAATTTATTTTTAGAGGTTTGTCCCATCCATCATCTGTTTCGTTTAATCCAATTGCCAAGTATCTGAATGAATCAGCAGCATGGCTGGTAAAATCATGCAGAGGCTTATCAAAGAACACATCTCTTTTCTCGTCATATGTTCTGCGGTAGTTTCTTAATAGGTCAACTGCGTCTTTTACTTTAGTATGAAACCAACAGCGTGGTAGCATCCTTCTAACAGCCTGTATGCCATCATCGATACCCAGCTTTGGCACAACCCTACAATTCAATCCTGCCTCCTGTAATACTTCTAGTCTGGACTTACCTGTCCCTAATTCTCTTACTTGTATGTCGTGTGGTAGCAACTGCTCTGCTGTGTCGTATCGGTTATCTCTTAACCAGTTGACGTAATGGTCAAGTCCTTGTCCGTGGTCTTCCATGTAATCTATAATGTGTAACTCTTGTCCTGCAACTTGGCAGACCCATATAGCTGTACTGTCACCCATTCCTAAATCCCAGCTAACAAATGTTTTACAGATGTCATCACGAAGTACACTGTCGGTAATCTGACCTTTGAACTCTAGTTCATTAATAAGTGTTCCGTAGTAAGCACCCTCTACTGGAGTGTGGAAGTTTACTTCAAACTCTTGTGAGTATTTGTCCTCACCCATTTCTTTTCGTGCTGCGTCTAATTCTTCTTTGTCTACTAACCCAGTATCACTGGCCTTAAATTCTAATAGATTCCATCCATCTTTACCTAGTGATGCTTTATCTCGTAATGTAGCGAAGTGGTTGCGACCTTTAGGTGTTCCTATCAGCAGTACCCATCCTTTTCTGTCTGCAATGGCTGGTCGTATAATCTCACTAAATAAGCTAGGGTTAATCTGTGCGTACTCATCAATCACTACACCGTCCAGATATATTCCTCGTAAGGCATCAATGTTGTCTGCACCATACAAGCTAATCCTTCGACCAGTGAAGTCTGACCTTAACTCTGCAATGTTATTAACTGCACCGAGTGGTCTTGTATATTCTGTTAGCATGTCCCAAGCAATTCTCTTGGCCTGTGAATATGTAGGGCTGATGTAAGCAAAGCGTGGATTCTTTAGGTCACAATTTAACGCACTGTGTATGAGTTGGTTAATAGCACCAACTGTCTTGCCCATTCTTCTGTGTGCTACTACTACGCTGAACCTATTTTCCCTTACTGACCTATGAATGAGTCGTTGAGGTTTTCTGGGAACATAATCAGTAACTTGTTTAGTCGTCATCTAATGACTCAATCATGTCATTATCATCTATGCCTGTAATAACTTGGATAATCACCGGAGCATCATTGTCGCCAGATATTTTAGTATCATTCTGAACCTTGCCTTCTGTTCTATCTAATACTTCTCTTGCTGCATGGACATCACCGTCTGATGCTTTGCGTATCAATGCCATAGCTATAGCGTTAGCTTGCTTATAATCTTCTTGAGTAAGGAATCGTTTTAATGAATCGCTAATCAATCTCTTGCCTTTAGCGCCATGCTTACTGCCTTTGTTAGCAATAGCTGCCTTCTCTTGAGCTAATTTTAATTGTTCTTCTTTAGTCATTAGCTAGCTCCTAGTCGCTGACTGGATAAGCCTTTGATTTTATGTATTAAATTCATTTTGTTTTGTAACTCTCTTTCGAGGTCGTTACCCTGTTGTTGTTAAATTATTCTGTAGTCATACAATGCCATGTATTTTCTCAACAGCACGAATGAGCCCTATTAAATCTGATTCATGGTATTGCATCAGCCTTACTATTTCATCTTGGCTTAAAGCCATTTTATATAAGCTACCATTCTTCATTCTATGAATATGTTTTTCTTTTGGAATGGTTAGTAATTTATTCATTAAACGCAATCCTGTATAGCTTCCAGCCATCTGCGTGGCTCATTCAGCCTTTCTGGTTCAGGTAACGCTTTGGTGGTGTCTTTCTCTTGGTTGACTTCTTTTTTTTCATTATCTGTGTCATCCATTAAATTGCTTCACATCTTTGTATGCGTAGGCATCCTATGTCAATAATAAAGTACGAGTATTTAGTGGTGTGTGCGTACAGTGCTTCAGTGCTGTCTACTTTATCCGCCTCATATACCTCAAAGCCAAAATGACATCCCACGAACCAATGAACTGACCACATAATAAGTTTCCTGTAAACGAAAAAAAATCCCACCGATTAAAATGGGATTCCAAAGGAGTGTTAAGGCAAAAATCTAGAGTGAGTTCACCCTAACACCCTCGATTTTACTCCTTTTTTCTGTTGGGTCAATTAACTATTTGGTTTATTTTAGTTTCCCACCACTCTGCTTCTTGTTGGGTATAGTTATAATCAGCACCTGTGTCCTCAACAATTGCACCAACTACTGTGTAAGTGTAGCCTCCAGAGCAACCGACATCTGGTTCTGCTGACTGCCAATTTGATTCATACTCCACCAAGACCTTAACATCTTCTCCGTCTTGATTTTCTACAACTGCGGTAAATGTTTCGTTTCGTGCAATCATCTTTATTTCTCCTTTGTTTAAAAAAGTATGGGAAGCCTGCAATTAGAACTTCCCCTACTTCCCCCTAGTTAACTATCCTACACAACAAGTATGCTCCTATAAATATTAATTGCAAGTCTTTTTACAATTCTTTTTAAGATAGGTCAACAATCCTAGATTTCCATCGGTTATCCTTTTTGTGCCAACCTTCTACCAAAATTACCCAGTCTGCAGCTCGCAGGAA